TCAGAATTGCGATTAGGCAACATTGATGCCAAACGCGATTGGGGTCATGCTAAGGATTATGTCGAGGCGATGTGGATGATGTTGCAACAGCCGAAACCATCGGATTATGTTATCGCAACTGGCGAAACACACACTGTGAAGGAATTCATAGAGATCGCATTCGATCATGTCGGTTTGCGTTGGGAAGATTATGTTGTGATTGACCCTACTTTTCTGCGTCCGACTGAGGTTGACATCCTTTTGGGTGATGCTTCTAAAGCTGCTGCGGAGTTGGGATGGAAGCCCAAGATTTCGTTCAGAGATCTTGTGGTGGATATGGTTGAAAGCGACTTGGTAGAAGTTCGCAGGTAGTCTGATAAATCAAGTATATCTTATGCAAAAATAGTTTGTACAGGTGAACCTAGTTTACAAAGGAGCCAATCTTGGCCGCACAACCTCTGAACACCGACATTACTGTCCATTTGACAGTGCGGTCGTTTCGTCAGACACTCCGCAATGAGTCTGTTGCGGCTCTGATTAAGCGACTTCGCCCGAACGTCATGATGGTCCCAGCCAACGAGATTCTCGTTGAGGTCAAGGCCCGTGACACTGCCTCCAAGGACTTCAGCCCGTACATGGGGCAGGCGAGTGCTACGGCTACTCGCGGCTTCCCCATTGTGGTCGGCCTGAAGGATCAGATGAGCTTCGCTCACGCCCAGGCGTCCGTCGCCAACATCGATTTCGGATTCCGAATCGGTCAGGACTGGTTCCTCAAGAAGACCGCTGCCGGTTTGGCGGACGATCTCCACCAGGACCTGCGGGACGTCAGCCTCGACATCGACGAGTAATCGCTGCCCAAGTGATACCCGCCGCGATGATGGCCTGTCATGCAAATGGCAGGCCATCGCCGTATCATGGGTAAACATACTGTAGGAGATAAACCATGAAATGGGTACCGTTCGTCGCACACGTAGAAGTAACACCATATCGCGGCACCCGCGTGGAAACGCTTCGAGCACTCCAAAAACTAGCCACCCTAGCCTATACTGAACTGTCTACGGACGCAACACTCAATATCGCAACGCCTGGTGGCGGTCAATTCCAATCATTTGGTGGAACTGATGGTGGTGGGACCAGCGGCATTACACAAGGCTTCTCCATCAAGCCGCAAATAGGTGCCAGCCCACCGGCCATCAAGATCGCCGGATTTAATACCTCATCGGACGAAAATATTCAGGTGCAGCCGTCTACTCAGATTTATTCTGGTGGGACTGTATACTCTGGATATAAAAGCCACCCGCACGATTCTACCCCCACTTCAGCGTTCGATGCCGAAGTGAAAGCTCTGCGGACCAAACTCATCGCGGCCATGACATCCGCATTTCCCACTAATACTCCGTTCTCCATACTTCGAATTGAATATGGGAACGTGGTATATGGGGATGGTGGGTACCACTTCCCACAGTAGGCACCAAAATGGCCATAATGGCACCGGCTGACTTACCAGCCGTAATGAAAGTTCATACCAACGAGATGAAGAAGTATGTCTTATCTCGTATGGGATATGGTGTAACAGAGGTCGAAATAAGTGAAGACCAGTTTGAAACTATCTGGCGCGTGGTCGGAGATTTCATAGCTGGCTACTTCCCCAGAGAGCAACGTTTAGCCACGTTCTGGACGACTCCCCTCAAATCGACATACCCGCTCCCTGTTGATGCCTACTGGGTCCAAGAAGTGGCTTGGGACCCAGTTACCACACGCATCGACGATGTGTTCGGTGCTGAGTCATTTTTATTCAATATTGGTAATATTTCCGGAAGCCAAAATATGCTTCTGGATTATCACCTATTACAGGCATATAGAAAGTTCTCGCAGAAAGTTCTGGGAACCGAAGGTCACTGGGAAGTGATAAATGAAGTTAATGGCGAGGCTAAAGATCAGCTTATTCGCTTGTACCCAACTCCTAAGGGGGCGTTCCCTGTAGTTGTATTGTATATTCCGGTGGTTACACATTTTAGAAGCCCCAAAGCTCGCCTCATTGCTTATGAGGCCATGTTAGCACAAGCTAAAATGTGCGTTGGAGCTTCTCGCCGGAAACTGACTGGAATGCCTACCCCTGATGGTGGGTCTATCTCATATGATGGTGGGGATCTTGTAACTGAAGGACAGGCCGCTTGGGACAAATGTGTTGAAGATGCTATTGGCCAGGCCGAACCCCTTCAAGTTCACATCTGGTAACGTATTGTTTTAATATGTGGCCCTTGTAGTCTAGTGTGAGTGATGCCCGGCCCGATCCGTCAAGTCACGGGTGAGAAAGCCGGGATGCACGGGTTCGATTCCCGTCGAGGGCTTTATGGACGATATAGCGATACTACACACGATCTGGGATGAGTTATCTGCCAGAGGTTTAGTGGTCCATGGTTGCTCCGCTATCAGACCATCCTATGTCTGGCGTAATACAAGCAGACCAATGATAGTTATCAGAGAATTCCTGTATATTGAAATATGCCAAGGAGACCTGCAAATTTCCTATAAGGGAGTTGTAGGAGAAAAGTCAGTAGCCATACATGATAACTTTTGCTTATCTGATCCAGAATGCCTTGAAATGGTATTCCAAAAAATACAGAAACTAAAATAATGGACGATGTGTCGATATTACATGCGATCTGGGATGAGTTATCTGTTAGGGGTCTATTGGTTCCTGGTTATTCGACACTCAGAAGATCTTGCGATTATAAATGTCAGCCAATGATAGTTGTCAGACAATTTCAATATATTGACATGCAGGAAGGAAATATTAGAATTTCTAAAAAAGGATTCATGAGGTTGATATACGATAGCTTTTGTTTGTCTGATCCAGAATGCATTGAGACGGTGCTCCAAAAGATACAAAAAGCTAATAATCAAATTTTATGATATGGCGTACGGCATCACACAGAATCTGCAATTAGAGATTATTCCTGGGGCTGGAGGCGGTAAAATCCTCGTCCCAGGCTGTGAACCGACTACGTCTTTATCTTCCAAAGCACTATCCAGCTATCTGGCTAAAATAGGTTGCGGTTCGGCCTTGGTGGATGTTTCGGTAGCCTTGGAACACATCCCAGGTTCATATATCAAGTTCGGAATAAACTTCAATCGCGGATATCGCCAGAAGTGGTTCGTCCTGCCACCAATAGGTTTGGATTGTCCGTGTGAGAAATACGAAGACTTCTATAAAATTTTGAAGAGCTTAGCCAATACTGAGCTTCCGCTGCGTGAAGACTACAGTATGTGCGACATAAATGGTATGGGTTTTTGCCCGTCTCCAGATTTCGACACTGTAGAACCACCGCCAGCCAGTCCCTATCAGCCAGAGGGTACGTTCCCGGAAGGTGCCGGTGTATTGCCGCCTGTGCCGCCGTGGGCTTTGCCACCATAGGGGATGTCTTGTATGGATGTGAGTTTAGAACTGATACAAGAATTTATATCGCAGGCCGGATTCGTTGGTGTCATACAATCAATGGAATTTGGTGTCAATGACAGTACATTCAATTGGATAACTGTTAGAAATCCGTCTAAAAATTCGGCTTGTACATCTATTTCAATTAATGGCTCTGATATAATACTATCGTCAAACTCTGTGAGGTTTATTGATGAGATGACTATATCGTTGTGTGATCCAACTTGCCTCGAGCAGATCATCAAATATATTATCAGAATCGATAAAATTCCGTCTTCTAAAATTATTAACAAAACTTTTGATACTCTCTCCTAAAATATATTTTTAGGAGAATCATATGCCATTATATCGCTTCGGTGTCGATACAGGACAAGCAGGGGCAGACATCTTCGACTCTGCTCATGAGTCCTTTCGTTCTGCGTCTGAACAACGACATACTCCCGTAGCCATATACGATCTTGAAAGTTATGACCTCAAGATGGCCCGACAGCTGGCCGATGAAATCATAAACGTTTCTGGAGCCGAAGTAAACATTTATATCCGTACCGACAACGCCGACTTCGATTCTGTGTGGGACGAAGACCCCGACCCCACATACTGGCAGAAAGTGCCCATGAAGGCATTTTTCAAGCCGACTCCGTTAGAGACAGAATTGAAAAAGTGGGGTGGTGACACCATTAACAAGGCAGAAGTCGTTTTCAGCCATAGACATCTGTTCTTAGAGTTTGGAGAGCGTATGCTGCGGACTGGGGACGTCCTGCAGCTTCCATATAATGCCGCCAACAATTCGTTGACTCCCAAGAACTATCGAATCGTAAATTGCACGCCATCCGGCAACTTCCGGTACACGTGGTTATACTATTCGTGTGCCGTTGAAACATTGACGGCTGACGTCACTGTCCGCCCAGATGACATGGACCATATGCCAGTGGATGAGGCGATTCGCTCTGGGGGACAATATCGTGAAAGTATCTGATCAGATTTCGATGATCAAAAAGCAATCGGAGGTTCGGAAACATTCGTTTCTGAATCAGATTGCCAATGCTATCATTAGTAAAATCAATGCTGATGTGCACATACCTCTAAAAATGGTTGGCAAGACCGTTTCTAATGGCACCATTTCTGTTACTATTGTTGGGCAGTTGGCCAATCCAGATCCAGACGTTTCGGATAAAATTAGGGTTGTGCTTGATGAATTACGAAACCCGGCTTCTATATCAGCATTGGTTAAATAATGCCAGCTTATGATTTCGGGTTACATGCTCATCCGGAACTCCAACAGGATCTTCCGTTTGGTGCCAAAGAGATTCCTGGTCTTCGACAATTATCTCATGTTGAAGGCGGTCGCAAACCCGTAGATGGTACGGAGTTCCTTGAGTATCCGTATCATTTAGAAGAATTCTTGATGCCGGGTTTCCGGTCTCTAGATGATGCTATGAAGCAGTACTGGTCTGGGATTAGAGTTCCGACCAAGGATTCATATCGCCTGATGCGTGTGAAGATTTCTGGCGGTGATAAGAGCTTGTTGATATGGGCTGATGATTTAAAGGAAGGTCGTGCTCGACTGCCGGTGGCTGCCGTGAGCCGAACATCGCACGAATTCAACAGCCAGAAGTTTAGTCCGGCGTATCATGCCATGACTGCCCGGTATTTGAGCACTCGTGGAAATCTGGCTGCTAGAGTATATCGTCCTGTTCCGTTTAACGTAGAGTATGAAGTTACGATTTGGGCGGAACACAAACGGGATGCCGAATATATCATTTACCAGATACTGACCAGATTCAATCCGCTGGCTGAATTTCGTATGTTCGATGGGAAGCTGGAGGGGAATGTTCAGCTTTTGTATAAGGGGTGTGTGGATGCCAGCGACAAGGAAACAGGGTTCGATCAGCAGGCTAGCGTGAGGTATGAGGTGACCGTTACTGCTGAAGCATGGTTGCCATTGCCTGAGAAGGTGGTACCGACTGTCTTAGGACAAGTAAATACTTTCCGCGAGACCGTTGGTGAGATTCTGACTGACACTGTTTCATCTATTGTTGGGCCTGGACTGCGGTAATGACCAATCACAAGATTAAATTGTACAATTGTTCGACCCAGATGATTGGGATTCAGGTGCGTCCGCCAGAATCCGAATTTTATACTGGCGAAGGTCAGATCCGCTTAGAGCCGGGCAAAGAAGTCTTGCTGCCGAAGTCGCACGTACGGATGGAACAGATCGACAATCTCCAAAAGCGTCGTATGCTGCGTGTGCTGTATGACAGCGAGTCGGCGTAATTTCGATAAGATAAACAAGCGCCGAATCTTCCTTATTATGAAAAGGTTTAAGGAAGGTCTGTCTCAAGGCGAAGAAGATGAGCTGGCCATACTTGTACATGAGTATCGTAAGCTTGTAAATATTTTATTTCCACGGCCAATCAGAATACCATTGGAGGCGATAGACCATGAGCAGTTTGACATTCTACCTTAGGAACGATAACGGAAACGTCGTTATTGAAAGCTCTACTGATGAGTCTTATATAGACACATCCAAAGGATTTGTGAGAAGGTTGCCAGAAGTTACAGCTGATATCTGCAAAAACGGCATACCACAAGAACTCATCGACAAGCTGCAATCAGAAATCGCAGCATAATCCATAAATCTCCTTCTAGTTGCCATCTTTGATCCCATGCAAAGATATATCAACTAACATTGTAAGGAGAATACTCGATGGCAGCCTTTTTATCACCAGGTGTTTTCCCAAGGGAAATCGATTTAAGCGTGATCCCTTCGTCAGCTGGTCCTCTGCGACCAGCTTTCATCGGGGCTGCAAAAAAGGGGCCGATGAATGAAGTGGTTTTCATCACTTCTGCCCAACAGTACGTTGATACCTTCGGGGAACCATTCCCAGAATCATATTTGGGATATGCGGTCATCGCCTTCTTCGAAGAAGGCAACCAGTGTTACGTCATGCGAGTCGGTGTGGAATGTGAAGACGGGCAAGACCCGATCCTCGCCGACATCTGCGTGGACACCAGTGGTTCACGAGGAGCTGGTTGGGGTCGCATCCCGGTTTTCACCGGAATCGACTATGGACGCATCAATCTGCGAGCCGTATCAACCACCAAACCGCTGACGTTCCACGACTCAGCAGTAGCCGATACTTCCTACCATGACGCTACCGTCTCTTCGACAGACGGAGCGACAACGGCGGCCATCTCCACGACCGGAACGTACACCGGTGCTATTGACGACACGTTCACAATGATCATCACCAGTGCTCCGACGGTGTCGGACGCTGCCAAGATCGACGGGGCCGGATTCCAGGTCATCCGCAATAGCGACGGCGAAGTGATCGCTAGCGGATTGCTGGTGGACGACAATGCCGACGGTGTTTCCAACTACGTCAGTCTTGGAAACGGCCTGTCCGTCAGAGTCACCGTTACAGCTGGTGTTCTGGACGAAAACGACACGTTCACATTCAGCGTGCGACCGGCCAACCGCAAGTTCACAATTTCCGTCAACGGTGCGACCGGCGTCGAATACACGATGCCTGCCACCTCATACACGACGGCAGCCGCTTTCGTCACCGCATTCAATGCCCTGCTGAGCAGCGAACACTATCTGCTGGTGGAATACACGCTGGCTGATGGATCTACCATCCCACAGCTTCGAACGACTGTGGCCGGTAGCCGTATTCAGCTGATGGGTTCGGAAGCTTTTGCTCTGGAAGTGGGTTCCCAACTGTACGCCTGGGACATCCCCCGGTCGTATCTGCTGGGTCTCGACTCCGGCACCTTCGACATCACCGCCCAGAACAATCGCGTCAAGATCAACGTCATCAGCGATTCAGAGACCAACACCGTGGAGTTCACGGTACCGGTTGGTAACGATCAGACGGTGGCTTCGGTCGCCGGTGTGATTGATGCTGCTGGCATCGTGTCTGGCGTGAACTACTGGGATTCATTCGCCCTGACTGTGCCTGGTGGTGCCACGCATGTTGTGATTGTGGTGGCTGACGACTACGAGTTGAGTACCTTGCAGGTACTGGCGAATTACTCGAACCTCAAGACCCTGCATTTCGCCGAAACACTCAACATCCCGTACCCGTACAAACGGTCTTACCGGGGCTTCTCTGACAACCGGCTGGTGCTCCCCGACTCGGGGGCCATCACCTCGGCCACGCCTCTCTCGTGCGAAACGGACCCCAGCGGCGACGATTGTGCTCTGGATACGGCCTACTTCGCCAGTATCGTGGGATGGTTTGTCGCACCGTCCGCCGGTACATGGGTGGATGGGTATACGGTCACCATGGAAGTGTTCACCGAGGGTCTCGGGAATATCTCCGGTCGGTATAAGCTGACAATCCGGGATGCTGCTACTTCTGTGCTGGACGTCATCCAAGACGTGACGTTCGACAAGACTCTCGACCGGTACGTTGGAAATGTTCTGAATCCTGGTACCAAGTATGGTGGCGTGAACGGTAACGCTTACCTGAACTGGGACGAACGCCCGGCATTCCTCGACAACGATCCGAACACTGCCGACTACACCGTTCGGTACCCGTCGCAGTTTTCGGCCAAGACCTTCAATGGTCAGGCCAACGGAATTCCGACTGATCCGGCTTTCTCGAGTTCGCTCGATTCGGCTGTCATTGGCAATCCCGCCACGAGCACTGGGCTGTACGCCTTCCAGAATCCAGAAGCTTACGACATCAACCTGTTGGCGGTTCCTGGCTTCTCGACCGGTGCCGTGATTGGTACCGGTCTGCAGGTGTGCGAAGCTCGTGGTGACGTGCTGTACATCGTTGATCCGCCGTTCGGATTGCGTCCGCAGCAGGTTGTCGACTGGCACAACGGCATGTTGGTGTCGGATCTGAATGCGGCGATCAACAGCAGCTACGGTGCTCTGTACTGGAGCTGGTTGCAGATCAACGATCAGTTCGGTGGAAACAAGATTTGGATTCCGCCAAGCGGACACGTGACGGCTGTCTTCAGCCGAACCGCTCGCGACACTGAACAGTGGTTCTCACCAGCCGGCCTGCGTCGTGGTCGGCTGTTGACGGCTCTGGATGTCGAATACTCTCCGTCGCGTGGTGAGCAGGATCTGCTGTACGGGTCGGGGAATGCTGTCAACCCAGTGATCAAGTTCCCGCAGGACGGTATCACGGTGTGGGGTCAACGGACCCTGCAGCGGACGGATTCGGCTCTGAACCGAATTTCGGTGCGGATGCTCTTGATTTACATCAAGAAGAATCTGACGCGGACGCTGCGGACGTTCATTCACGAACCGAACGACCGGATTCTGTGGCGGCAGGTGGAAGCGACGATCAATCCGTTCTTGGCTGATATTCAGTCGCGGCGTGGCCTGCAGGCATACAGTGTGGTTGTGAATGAATCCAACAACACTCCGGAGCGTGGTGATCGTGGCGAATTGTGGGTCTCGATCTTCCTGAAGCCGGAGCGGACTGTGGAGTTCATCGCTCTGAACCTGGTTACTCTCCGCACTGGTGCTAGCTTCTCGGCTGAGGAGGTTCTGGCGGCTGGCGGTATTGTGACGGCTGCGACTGCGACGTAATGATTCTGGGCCGCCAGTAATATTTTACTGGCGGCCCTTGTCGTATATGGTAGGTGAGCTGTTCAAACAGGTCAAATATAAAACGGGTTTCTACTCAAGGAGATATCACATGAAGAAGCTGCTCGTAGTTTGCGCTCTGGTGCTCGCTGGTTTCGCTTTCGAAGTTCCACAGGCTGAAGCCAATGGCGGTCGTGCTGCCGTTGTGGTTCAGAGCCGTGGCCGTCGAGTTCAGCGGGTGCGTGTCCAGAACGTTCGTGGTGGTGTCCAGCGAATCGTCGTTCGCTAATCGCACTAGAGCCATTGGTTAGGTCGCCTGATCAATGGCTCTTGTCGTATTACCAGTGAGCTAAAAATTCCCGTGAGCTAAAAATTCGTAATGATCAGTACTATAAGTGGGGTCAAAGACATCAGACCGTTCAGTTACCCATTCTGGGTTTATTAGATGATTTATCTTTACGAATCTAAGATGGTAATCAATAGTGTATCGAATAAAATCTACAACCAGATCTAAAGACTTTGGATCTGCTAACTCAATCGCTTTAATTGTGTAGTGACGCATGTTTATAAATATCTTCTCACCTTCTATGTTTATATATAATTGAACAATACTAGTATTTATAAAGATAACATCTTCACTAAGATGTTTTCCGATAGATGATTCAATTCCACTATCGCGGAAGTGAGTGACTAGTTCTTGCAGCATATTGTTCCTATACAGTGCTTACATTCCGTCGGTGTGTCCGCAGTGTTTGCACGAAGAATAAAACATGCCGCTATCGTCAACGTGTACGCATCTACTCTGGATTTCTATCAATTTATCAGAGTATTCAGCATCTAGGGCAGACTTGTCATCTTTGTGCTTTATGATAATTTCGGCCTCTCGGTCGAATCCACCATATTGTTTCAATATGTCGGCGACAGCTAAGCTCCTAATTGGAAGCTCGACGATTTGGGCCGCATACCAAGCATTCAACAGGTCTACTTCTTCTTTGATGGTCATGAGAATCATCGCTCCGTGGAAATGGTTCTTCAATACGTTAAAGCTATCAAATATATCCTAACATCATTGACATGGCGGCGATAATGAAATTATGCTCAATAGTTGAAAACGGTATCACCAGACGTGATGCTCTTAAGAAGGGGATCGGAGGCGCAATCGGCCTCGCCAACGGCGGTATCGGCGGCTTGGCAAAAATGGCGTTCAATATGGGTTCGAATGTCGATCCACTCGCTGATGTTGATGATAATGAGCTGTTTCAGACTCCAGAAGAAGAATGGATTACTAAAATCCCATATGCACGTTTGCTACGAATGTTTCAAAAGAATCCTAATTATTTAAGATGGGAAGCTGGTAGCAAGATCGGCCAACTAATGACATATGGTGCTGGATACAAACAAGCCGGACCAATTTTAAAGATGCTGGTAAAGGCTGCAAAAGATTCTGGTCTAGATGTGAATAAGATAGCCCTTGATATACCAAAGGACTTGTCATATTTGGCAGATGCCTTTGCGAACACACCAATACCAGAGGCAGATAAATTGTTAGATGTGGCTCGCGAAGCCGGGATTAATTTGCCGGTCGGACGCACCAGAATGGATTTCGTTAAGGCCGCCAACAGCCATAAAGAAATAGACGCTAAATACGAACGGCAGAAGCGTGAGCGGCAACAAGAAATAACAAATAAAATCCCTAACGAGAAGATACATATACCACAAGACTACTATGATGCTTCGTCAATGCATCAATCATTCGAAAGCAGATTGAATCGCGCGCTGGCAATTATTTAATGTCGACGATATCTAACGTCATAAACGAGGAAGTACCATTTGAACTATACGATTTCAACCAAGTATATGCACTAAGACTAGCAGAATCGCTTGATAAAATAGAGATCGGAATTGATCATAAGATAGACAGCATAGAATGTCCATATTATACTAGAAATCCTCAAACTACACACTTGTTAAAGCGGCTAGAATCCGCACTAATACCATACTCGAACACGGCATGGCTAAAACGGAGAGGAATAGTTTGTGAGGCTTTTTCCCTGGATTATAATATATTATCAGTACAAGATTTGTTAGACCTGTACGTGATTCCATCTGACCACATTATAAAAGAACATGGGTTTCGACCTATAGACGGACCAGTCTTCCCAGATTGGCGAAACGGAGAACTGGTCGGGATCTGTGTCAGGAATATTACGTGCGATATTGGCTATGCATCGTCTGCTAAGTTTACCATCTCAAATTATGGATGGTATTTGTATGGATATGATGAATATACACGCGATGATGAAGTATACTTGGTAGAAGGAGTTTTTGACGCTATAGTAATGCGCCAGAACGGATATAAAGCAATCGCGGGAGCCACAGCATACCCGACTGCGATACAATTAGCATGCTTGCAACACAAATACCGCAACCTCAGGCTATGTCTTGATAATGACTTTTGGGGAAAAGTCGGAGCTTATATTATTGGATCGGTTACCAACATACCAATCTATATGACTGAATTGAAAGATGCTGGATGTTACGTTAATTCTAAAGTTGTGTTGAACGAATGTACGACCAATAAGTTGTGGCGAGAATTACAGCACGAGATTCCTGAGTATAATCGGTTATTAAAAGAAAATAAACTAGTCAGACGATTACCGTATAACACTGAGTAGTTCTTTTCTCGATTCCGGACCAAAGTCAAAAGTGTTAACCCAGTCAATGACTTTAGCGAAGCAATCAGGATCAATTATTGAGAATTCTACAGGAGGACATGGACGCCCTACTAATGGGTACGGAAATATGATAATGTTTTCTAAATCTCGATCAGATTCAATATAATACGTGAACTCAGAGGCATAATATGTAATAGAGCTTTGTGAATTATCCAACTCCATAGCGTGTGGGTCTATAAGAACAGTATTTTGCTGGGCAGCTTTCTTGAATTCGGCAAGCAGCGTTTCGAGAATCAGGACCCGAAATTTATCATTACTGAGATTAATCATAAGTCAATATATAAAAATTGTGCTATTGTGTAAGACACAATAGCACAATACGAGTGATGTAACCTTGCCTGTCCGGTGGTCTGGGCACCTTTGCCGACTTCGGCCCGTTGGAGTACGGTCCACCAGCACTTCTTAGTCTTTTCCCGGCTACGGGTGAGGGCCGTCGGAACTCCACAGCCCCTGCTTACTCAACCCCACTAAAGATCACTCGTTACTTCAGACTATACATTCGGCTTCACAGTCACACTCGCCTTGGCCGCAGGCGTCACAGAATCTTCGTAAACGAGAATCCCCTGACTGATCAGCTTCTCCTTGATTCCAGGAGCAGAAGCCAGCCGCTCCTCATTGAACACCAGCGTTTTCGTCCGAACCTCATCACGCGGCTTGGAAATGAGGACGATCCCCTGACCCTCGACCGTAATCTCTTTCTTGTCGCCGCCAGCGATCGTCCGCAGCTCCTCTTTTGATCGCTCCAACTGTTCAGTCAGAGAATCGATCTGCCGCTTCAGCGCGATAGCTTCGCGAGCTACGGCAAGCTCCGGGAAGCCAACAGATGCGATGTCCAGCGATTCGGGTTTCACTTCCTCTGCTACTGTCATGGTGGTCTCCAGAGATGGAATAGCACACTCTCATCTCAAATACGTTGTCTCTACAAAATTCCACGTATGAATTCGACAGCCTTATCTAAAGCCGACGGATCTTCCAAATCGAAATACATGTGCCTACCGCTATGTGTTACACAAACCACAGAATAAGTAGTAGTGATATATGTTGCTATGGTATTCCTACTACTTGCTCCATGGAATTCTTCAGTTGCCGCTCGTTTTATCCAAACATATCCAGGCACAATTTCACATATGAATCCAGCATTGGTTAAGAACTCTTTATACGCATTAAGTATCTTAACATCATCACCATAATCACTTAGTATTGAAGTCACGCCTGCAAAATTCCAAGTAGACTGGATAACATTCACGATTGTGATGCCATAGTATGCGGGCAGTGACCGTACAATCCTTTGGCCTTATTACAATTGGAGCAAAGAAGCTGAATGGAGTCGGGATAATTATTCTGAACGATCCATTCTAATATCGATACTTTGATCGATTTCAGATATTTCCTATGCTCCTTACCATCATTATCCACATGATCAAACTCCAAAAATGCCCAATTATCCTCTCCGCAACAGGTGCACTTACCACCATATTGAGTAATCGCCTTCTGCCGCTTTTCGATGACTCGTTGTGATCGCATAGATCTTATATTAGTGTCTGTTTGGTTATGTGGACATATTCCAAACCTCGCTTTCGCCTGATTGCAATTAGAACATAGTATTTGCAGATCTTTCGGATAGTTATTTCTTATCGCCCATTCTATAATGCGTCTTTTTACTATCTTCCTATGTTCATGGCCATCTCCGTGCACATGGTCTATGTCTAAAAATGCGAATGTTGATTCACCGCAGCATGCGCATTTATAACCATAATGTTTTAGTACTAGTATTCTGCTTCTATACCAATATAATCGTGTTCTAATTAGATGATTATTATGGCAGATATTGCATCTAAACTTGTCGCTTAATTGTGATCCGCAGAATGGACATATTTTATTTAATTTTCTTGATTTATATCGGCGCATGGTTGCATTAGTCGCTCTTTCAGAGCATTTTATGCATGTTATCGTGCCTGGCATCGGCGGCTTTCCACAAGTTATACAGCCACCATTGTCTATGTGTAATTTCCTTTGTCGTTTCTGGTATTCTCTACCCTTTTCTAGACATATTTTGCATAGTTTTTCATCATTAGTCAAAATGCTACCGCATTTACATAGCCCTTTCGATCTCTTTTTGGCAAGCCTACGAGCATCGATGATTTTTGTCTTTTCAAGGCATGCATTACACAGCCACTTACTAGTTTCTTTCGGATTCCGACATTTAAAGCAAATATTTAATTGGAGGCATCTAGCTTTGTGGCGTTGATACTCTCCGGTACGATCACGAGACATTAGTAACACTCAAAGAACGGTGGGTATGGTAACATACCTACAATACGTTCGTAGGAGGCTCGAAATTCCGGGGTTCAACATAGCACCGTTTGGTGGAGGCTTCTCCGGTCAGGGGCCTTCTAACACATTGGAAATTCGTCGTAAGCATCGGTGGGTCTTTGAGACTCTCGGGCGTGGTGCTGGTCAGTTTTCTCAGACTGAGCTGTTGGTCTTGCAGTCCGCTGCCCGACCGTCGTTCAAGTTTGAAGAACCTGAGATGCATCACAACCAGGAAGTGGCCCGGTTTGCTGGTAAGCAGGACTGGGAACCAATTACCCTGGTGTGGTACGACGTCGAGCAGTCGCCCGATATGTCACGTGGTCTCTACCATTGGTTAGAGACTGTTGTGAATATGAAGAGTATCGGTGTCGCTCACCCGCGATTCTACAAGACCAGTGCCAGCCTGTCGATGATTGACGGTCTGGGACAGCCTGATGAAACGTGGGCTATTATGGGATGCTGGCCATCGGCCATCAATTGGCAGGAGCTGGATTATACAGCTACTGACCTGATGACCATGGAAGCTACCATGCGATTCGATCGTGCCATTCGGGCTACGCTGTCCGGAGCGTGCGTGCAGGTTCCGGCTCCGGTCCCAATCACGCCGAGCTGCCCGAACCCGTAATCGTTTGGCTGTTGCTAGAGACTCGAAGCCAAGCCTAACTCTAGCCCGTAGATAAATTATGCCTGGCTTCGATGTCTCAGCGATAAATGCTCAGTGTCATGATAGTGACGCTTTTACTACACCCTCGAAGTATAGCGGGTATGCGGCTAACGTTGAAACAGCTCGTGCCCACCGCTATAAGTTCGAGATTTTAAAACCTCTAGAGCATTTGCTATTATACGCATATAAGGCTGGTCGTCCCAGCTATGAAGTAGATGACATGGTAATTCATAGTGCTCAGGACGAAATTTATAGACCTGGTAAGACGCATTTGAAGACCATAGACATTTCGTTCTATGAATATCTGTCGCCAATGGACCCGCCGTTTACTGATACTACGGCATCTCAGATTTATAAGTGGTGGGCGGAGTCGATGGTCGATATTACGACATCGCTGCATAAACCGCTTGATCAGTACATGTTCGAGTGCCAGTTAGATATGTTGGACGGTGTCGGGATGCCGGTGTGGACGTACTTCATGTATGATTGCTGGCCATTGAAGGTAACTCCCTCTGAATTATCATATGCTGATACGGGAATTGCCGATATTACTGTCACATTGCGGTATAGCAAATTTCAAGAAAAATTGTCTGGGGTTACTTAATGCCGGGTTTTCTAGTTGGTCCGATAGGCGGCCACTCTCGACCATCTAGCGGTCGAGTTGAATACTATTATACATATTTTTGGGAATTGCTCAACATTTTCGTCGACCAGAATGGGCAGTCTAATTCCGAATCTCCCCTGATACAGTTGCAAAGAGCTACTACGCCCACGTTCACGGTAAACAAAGAACAATATTTGGGGTCCAGCCTTGAATATAAGTTCGCCAAAAGTGTTACATGGGATGATATTCAATTAACCTGGTATGATTCAGTAGGATTATTGGATATTGTTCGGAAGTGGCGAAAGTCAGTTTGGACGGAAGATCGTGGTTTAAGTCCGGCTTCGACGTATAAGAAGAATACCACTCTCAGGTCATACCTGCCAACTGGCAAATCTGGTGTGATATGGTTATTATATAATAGTTGGCCGTCAGTTATCAAGCACGGTGAGTTAACGTATGTCAATAGTGATATTAAGCTGGTAGAAGTCACGGTCACGTACGACTGGGCCGAAGACTCGAACGATTAATGATGTAAATAGTGTGAATTCACCATCATTAATCTAAGGTTCCTCATGAACGAAGATATCAATTTAGATTCTGGGTCAGCCAGCGTACCGGGTTCGGAACAGAATACTATTAAGGAATCTGTCGGTAAGGTTGAGGTAGCCGCTGGTGCTACCAATGATGATGTCTTGCAGCAAGTTCTGAATATGCCCATGGATCAATTGATCCCGTGGGAAGAATGTTGGCTGCCGAGCCGTGGCTTGTACTATGGCTGGAGCGATGGGATGGTCCAAGTTCGAGCTATGGGCCAGGTAGCCGATAAGATCATGGCTACTCAGCGTCTTGCTCAGAGTGGTCAATCGCTGGATAGTCTGTTCGACAATCATTGTCGATTTCCGGCTGGATTCACTGCTGCTGATCTGCTGTTGGGCGACAGAACTTTCCTGTTGTACTTCTTGCGGGGCATCACTCACGGCAACGTATATGAGTTCGCCGTGACATGCCCCAATCAGGAATGTAAGGCCGTCACTACTCAGATGTACGATCTGAATCAGTTGGCTAAGACGATCATTGCCGCCAATCCGTCATTGGGTGATGAGCCGTTCAAGATCGTTCTTCCGCATTTGACCAAGGTGACTGGTCGGGAATTCTGGGTCAAGATTCGCTTTCTGCGAGCACGAGATGCGACGGCTATGTTGGTTCGTCAGAAGGCCAAAGAGAAGTTTTTGGTGAAGCCTGGTAATATTCGTAATCGGGTGACTGACCCGCGTGCTCAACAGCAGCAGCAGATTGTACTGGATGAAACGATCACGGACAATATGGAGCGGATTATTGTCAATGTGATGGACAATACCAGCCCATTTGTGATTCGGGAATTCATCGGGAAGATGCACGCTCAGGATACTGCCGCTATTCGCGAGTGGATGCGGGCAAATACTCCTGGTATCGATAATACCATCATCGTCGAATGTTCGCAATGTAAGACCGACTATACAATGGAGCTACCGATAACGGAGTCCTTTTTTCGCCCAGCGAACGTCTGAGGAATACGATAAAGAATACGAACATATCATGGAGCAGCAGCATCAGCTCAAGCAGCATGGGAACTTTTCCCTTGTTGAGCAAAATATGATGACTGCTGAAGATCGCGCTTGGCACATTCGCAGGCTTGAGAGAGAAATGAAGGAACGTCAGGAGGCCGAAAACAAAGCGGCGTCCGGCATTCGTAGACCAAGTATGCCACGCCGCCGTTGATATGAAGTCCTCATAACCAAACATAATTGGGAGGACACATCATATGGGTTGTTCAGCTTCGGATTTGGCATCCGCTTCACCTAGAATTTCGGCTCGTAGCGGTCAAGTTGTAGACTTGAACGTGGACTTTTATCGAAATGGGGTATTGACCAATCCCTATGCCATCAGATATGTCGAAATCTATAAGACGCAAGTTCTCCCGCACAATCTCGTAGCAACTATTCCGATCTCGGAATTGGACAATATTTTATATCCAGCTCCACTGTGTCAAGAAGAGGACACATCAGTAGGGAATTGCGGGACAGAATCTTCTTCGGGAGTGATAGAGGGGAAATATCACCTATTATATGCATTCCCAGTAGATTTCACAGTTCCCGATGTGTACTTCGATGTTTGGTACTATTTTCCAGAGAACCCGTGCGGTGCTTTGGGTACGGATGTGACAACATGTGATCTGGATGATCCGGCATACGCCAGTTTACTGCAGAAATGCTGCCACCGTTTTTGGGCATACCCTGACGACTGGTTCTGCAACGATAAGTTGCAAACGGTCAGGTTCGGGTTTGAGCCTCTGGACCAAAAGTTCTATCAGCCGGAAAATCGTCCTCTGGAAGTGGGATTGATGCCGCTTCCGCTATATGACTATAATTTCAATTTGGTTCATCCGCTGATTCCTTTCATTCGACCGACTATTACTGTCGAGACGTTTCGCAGGGAGCTGTTGGTGGATAAAGCTCCGTGCCGTATCGGAGTGAGGCAAGGTTCCTTCAAGGCGAATCCGTTTGTGATTCAATATGATTTGGACACAACGGCGTTTTTGTTTGGGACGTACACATACTATATTACTCTGACTCTTCCCGATGGAAGTACTAGGGTCAGTAGAAAATTCATCTTTACGGTTGCGTAATGCATACTACAGATCCGCACCGTACAGTCCCAGCCACGATCCAGACTGGCGAGTGGCGATATGCCAGTAAGGAGAACGTACCTGGGATATGTGAGCCAAAAGAATCACAGTTGAAGTTCGCCTGCCCCGGTTGTGGTCAGTTATTAATAATTCCTATCGGGCAGGCTATAAGCGATCCTAGACATTGGGATATTATTGAAGGGTCTGGGTTAGATCCGACTTCATTATCGCTTATGCCCAGTATCGCCAATAGCTGTTGTGGTTGGCACGGGTATTTAAAAGAAGGTGTTTTTAAGTCGTGCGATTGATGGTGCACTATGAGCAGGCAAAAGACTGAAGTCATTACATGTGATATATGTGGGTCCAATATTCCTAGCACTAGCCGCGATATACTAGCTGTGATTGGTAGTCGCGATTGTTGTCGGGAGTGCACGCAAAAAGTATTCCTAGAAGCTGAGGAAGCATATCGCCTCATGTATCATGGGGAAGTTCGTAGTAGGCGTGGTGGGTGGCGGCAGCTTGGCGATTTTGGTGATACATGAGTTGGCGACATTTAAGCGATAATGATTTCGTGGCCAGACGATTACATTCGTGCTGGATATGTGGTGGACCAATTCCTGTCCAGACAAAGTATGTCAAACGTGTTGGGATGGTGATTTCATAGCCATGCGCATGCATGTCGAATGTGAAAATATGTCTAGAAGCTGGGAACAGGACGATTGGGAAACATTTGAAATAGGCAGTTTAGAGAGACCGACCGATGCCCTACCACGTTAAGAAATCTGGTTCTGGCTATAAAGTCACCAGTGCCAAGCACCCCAACGGCTTTAGCAAAAAGCCGATGAGCAAGAAGCGGGCCAAGAAGCAGCAGGCCGCCATCTATGCCAATACCCATGGAGAAGCGTTTAATAGGCGGTTGGACAAGGCTTTTGAGATTCTCGAAAGCTTGTAATGCCGGGATCTCTCGGAGCACTGGTACTCGTCTATCTTGTTATTATGATTGTCGGTTGGATTATATGTTCCTCGTCTAGAAATTCTGTATCGCCTATGGATGTTTGTCTCCGCAGAAGGTGGACATTTTGGAATCTTATTATTGTAGTGTTATGTATACGATATATGATATGGGGATTTTACCAACTTTATCCTGATTCTGCTGTTGGTTTTAATTCGATCATATTTATGATCACCTCTCCATTGTTATGTGCCCTTATACAAATGAATCTGTTTTTTGTTTCGTCCGGATTCGATCTGGAATCCGAGAGTAAATGGGCTTATATCAATTGCGTCCGTCAGTGGTCACAATGAAGATCTCAAAAGAACAAACTAAATGGACATTGGCCAGACAATATCCAGATTGGTTTGAAGACGTCGAACTGATGACGAGAAAGCCGGTAGTCAGAATAAACCAGCATGCGATGTTCAAACCATGTGAAATTATTCACATGATCGCAGTGCATATTAGCAAAAAGATTCCTAGATATTGCTTAGAAGCTCATGATATGGCTATTACGGCATCGCCGAGCGATGACGATTATTATAGGTATACCGATACATATTTCTCAATACAACTTGTCGATGATACTATTGAATTCGTCAGAAATAATGATGCTAACGATTATGATTATGAACAAACTGTGCTCTTTAGTTTTAGCATTTATGATCCTAACATCGATCTATACGAGAAGCTGGCCGACATTGTTGGCGTATTAGAAAAGTATCATGCCATATGACTTAGAAGCCTTTCGCCAAAATGCCAGTGGTGCTCGCAAGAAGATCCCGCCGAAGGCGATTATAGCATGGATCGAAAAGAACTTCGAGTATAAAACTCGCAAAAACGATTCCGAATATCTGATAAACAATCCCTTTAGTGGTGATACGAATTTCAAGTTCAATATCAACCCAGAATCTGGTTTAGCTCACTGTTGGACGGACGGCGATACATGGGCTGGTCCAGTTAATCCTGTTACCGGGAAGCGTAATTGTTCATTTCTGCAGTTCGTTAAGCTGTATAGAAAGTGTTCATACTTAGAGGCTGTTCTTGACGTCTTGGGGACCGGAGGAGACGCGGCATCGTATCTGCGGCCCGAAAGGCGTACCGATGGCGAGACGGCCCAGAGAACGATCGCGGTGGCCCTTCCTGACGGTGTCGAACCGCTCCTGCCGAAATGCGGGGTCGACATCCAAGCTTCGATATTAGCCAACTGGCTAGAATCTAGAGGCTATACAACTGAACAAATTGGCAAATCCGACATCCACTATTCTGGGCTAGACATATACTGGCCATATTATGAATTCGACTCCCTAGTATATTGGCAAAGCCGCAATCGGGTGAACAAAATCTTCCGATTCCCAGACACCACCGTGCGGGACGATGAAGGAAACATCATCGGCATCACAGAAGGCAGCAAGACCGATTTCTGGTACGGCTTTGATGCTGTGGAACCAGCCACATACGTGACAATAACCGAATCGATATTTGGGCAAAATACACTAGGCGAACAGGCTCTGGCGTCGGGTGGGGCCATCTTTGGAGATCCACAGATTCAGAAGCTGCGGATTTTGGGGCCTAAGAAAGGTGTCATCTTAGCACCGGACAACGATAAAGCTGGTATCCTTAGCATATTGACCAACGCCCCCAAGCTCCAGGCTATTGGTTTTAAGGTCTTATATTCAATCCCGCCGAAACTACCGTATAAGACTGGCGACGGCGAGACGAAATTCGTGAAAGATTGGAACGAGCTGGTTCAGAAGTGTAAGATGTCGCTATCCGAAGCTAGACGAATTCACGATGACTTAATACGACCAATGAATCCCCGCGAAGTTTTCAAGCTGCGTGGAATGATCAAATCTGGAAGGTAGGGTCGGCCATATCTTGAAGAAAGCTGCCATCTGACAGTCGGCCTTTTAGGCAGTTGGCATTATATTTCTTTAATATTAGTGGGTGCTCAAAATGCTTTTTGAATTCTGTGTACCATTCTAGTATAGTAGGATCTGTGAGAGTATTGCTCTCTGGAAATGTTGGGAATCTATTATAAAGTGCCTCGGCTCGCATTGTTATTATGCTTTTGGCTTTACAAAAGTTGACGAATTTTTCATCAACACCTGGCATGCTTTCTATGAATTTTATAGCTTCGCTGAATATATTGATATAATCTGTGATGATCCAAAAGTGATCTGGGCTAGACATGACTATAGCATGGCCTATTCCATAGGTATTCAGAGCAGTTTTAGCGGCCAGCATTTCTGGGATACCATCACAATCAAGTACGGCTATGAATTTGGCTCTGTATTTTGCGAGCCACGATAGGTACCACACCCCACGGTCTACTATCGTCGATACCAATGAATATGGTGAGGTTATTAGGGTGTTGAAGAACTTATTCTTGGAGACTCTTTTGAGATGTTGTTTGATGCCGTATCCATCGTGATAGTCAACACTGATACGATAATCTAAATCCATCTGCGGAGTTCGCTTTCTAATTTTTGCAGTGCTATCGGATCAGCCAAGTAAATGTCTGTTATTTTCACGGCTGATGCGCCATTGGAGCTGGCCTGATGAGTGAAGCCCTGATAATTGATATGAGTTATCTGCAATTTATTAGCTTCATTTTTATAGAACACCCACATATGTTGTTCGCTTTGTCCATTTTGTTTCAGTCTAATATTTATGAACGTAGGCTTTATACCTTCTCCCACTTTTAATTCTGATGGTATGCCACACCTATTTAAATAGTCGGCTATCGGCATTAGTATATTATCCATACACGCGGCCCAGAACCTCGCCGATCTTTTCTACCAGCTTGTAAACGGCGTCGGTTTTTTCGATGGGCTTGAAGAAAGGCTGGCCGGTAGAGCGTGAGACGACATTGCCATTGGAAATTGACTTGTACACCTTTTCGCCAGCGAAGATCATTGTGAATTCGGTCTCTCCGGCATATTCTTTCTTGGTGTCGATCTTCACCAATAGGCCGGGATTACAGTCGGGCTGTGACAGACGATCTTCGGTGATCTTGCGATAGCTGATTTCGGTGAGGTTTCCGTTGATCTGCTCCGGGTTGATATAAACTTCGATCCAGTTCATATCACCGACTTTGTTTTGTGTCCCTACGATGGCTGCCGCTAGGTTGGCTTTGTCGAAGTCCGGCTTCGAGCACACCCGGTATCCTTTGCGGGTTTTTTCTTGGAGTTTTTTGTTCACGTATCGCTGGGCGTCCCACTTGTCGCCAAAATGCTCGGTGGCTGATTGCCCTTTGGCTCCCAGACGGCCCCAGCGGGTGGTGACAGTGTGGGTAGTGTCATCTGTTTCGAAGGCGTAGAACTTGTTGTGCTCTTCTTCTTTGCAGATATAGTATTCGTACTTAATCATGGTGTGCTCCGGTGTGTTATGATGTCCCGTTATACAATACTATGGGATCGCACCGCGATTAACTATCTTGCTATTACTCTCATATAATTGCCTATATCCGGTAGTATAGGCGTTAGGTGTATGGGTTCTAATCCATTCTACCTTCCGCCCCAAAGATAGTGTAGCTAATTTGTCCTTATGGGAAGATATGACGGACCTGTCGTGAGAATTGATGGCGGATGTCAAGATTCCGCAGATTTTGCCATCAGCAGTTCCCAGGTGCAGCAGCAGGACCACTTTAGCCTTTTTTGTGGCCGGTTTATACAGGATGTGAAGAATTTCCATGGCGAATACTCTATCGACTCCGGTCACTAAAGGTAAACCGCGTGCCAAGATTCTCTTCGATGTCGGAGAGCTGGCTGGAACGGATTTTGGTGAGCATTTTAAGAAAATTGAGTTTCGAGCGATGGTGAATGGCGGGTATATTGTCCGCATTAAATTGTTTGACCCATCTTTCACGATTTTAAATACTTTGGTTGAAGAGGGGTATTTCAAGGAAGCTCGTATAAAACCAGTTCCAGTATATTTTCAATTATATTCCGAATCTCCAGATTATCCAGAAACCGCCACCCGACTACAGGTGGCTATTCTGATTTCTATGAAAGCCAACGGAGCGGCGGCGGACAAGGCCGATCTGGAATTTATTGCGATAGATCCGCCATCGTGGTTTTTGAATATCGGCGACGGGTCTGGAAAAGTGTACAAGGGGAGAGTAGATCAAGTCATCAAGCAAGTCGTCTCACAGTACGCCCCAGAAATCTCTTTGGAAATCGGCAAGACAACCGATTCGGCTGAGAACAAATGGGCTATGATGCGACAAGACCCTAAGTCCTTCATAGCTTCTATGATGGATTGGTCATCGTCCGTCACCATGAAGAAGACACAATGGATTATAATGGCCGATGGATATAATTTAGAGATAAAGGAGCAAGGAGCGATACCTTCTACTCAACGGGCATATTATCGGTATTTGGAAGCCAAGGATCACGATAGTATCAAAAGTTGGGATTTCTTGTCAGATAATGCTTTATCAGCAGTTCAAACCAAGATTATTACTCAAGGCATATCAGCGGTCAGTGGACAATATTTGGATAGAATTACTGACGAAAAAGAGGAGAAGCTGTTTGCTAAGGATTCGCGAACGGCTAACAAACAAATTGCCAGAACTAAGTCTGATCAATCTTTTACCAAGCCAACTGATGAAGCAAGACCGACTACCGCTGGGTGGACTTCGGTGATGGCAGTGCCGGAAATATATTCGTCGGGCGATATCGGTTTACGCTATGATGAATATATTGATGGCCGCCCGCGTGCTCTGTGGTTGAACATGGTGAATGCCCTGCAGCGGGTGAAGCTGCGGGTCATTGGACACGGCATCTGGTCAGATTGCGAAGGTCTCGGCGTCGATACAATCTTCGTAAAATGGACGAAAGCTGAGAGCAGCGGCGACTCTCAGAGATATTGGTGGATGAGCGGAAACTGGTTGGTATATGGGTTCGAACATATTATGGACAAGGGGTCGTGGTACACGGACCTCTATTGTGCGAGAAGTGATTGGAATTCTAACGCTGTTAAAGTTGGTGGCTAAGGTCATCATAGCTTTTGGCTTTGTCATTATGATGTACAAACCATTTATAATTATACACAGAGTGTCGGCATGGACCAATAAATTTCAAAAATTCGTGGCGATCATTTAATGATGTGATGCTAATCATAGGATATGATTTATTAAGTTTTCTAATTTTATACATATACAATCTAGAACGCACAGGCATTTTCGAGATTAGCATTTCTACGTCAGGAACTGTAAATCCGTTAGTGCATAGATATAAACTGTTTCTAGCAGAGCTTCCATCACCAACATACCACCAATAGCATGTTTCTGCCGTGAGAACTATGTCGTTAGGAATAACTTTTGCGCTGTTTGGATACCATTTGTGTCGTAAATTTAGGAATTCCTTGAATGCTATTGACTGGCTCCTCCACCGTTGGTACCATTTACTCGTTCTTTCATCATAAAATTTTATATTGTCTGGCTGTCTTTGGAACAACCGTGGCAATTCATAGCATAGACTACTTGGGACCATTTCATGCTTGCATGCGTAGCCTATACTTCCGGTATATTCATGCTCATTTATCCATCCGTCACCAAGTAGCATTCCATTTACTATTTCACTCTCCTTGGTAGTGAGATTTATAGATGGCTGACGTAACCCGACGTATTCTGATATACTTCTGGTTTCTAGATTATTTCTTGAGAAATATTGTTGGATTGTTGGATAAGTGGTCCCAACTTTGGTTGCTACTTCTTCCAGTGGCATTATTGAATATAGGTTTTTGATGTGAGTTAAGAATTCTGATTTATTATCAAAGCCAGCTTTCCTATGTAATTCGCTATGTGTTATGCTTTCTATTTTAAAATATTTAAATAATCTATGCATTGTCATGTAGCTTATGGACAAACGTGAGCATATCGCACGTTTGTCTAAGCATTCGATATTATGTAGGCGTATTATTTCGTCTTGTAGAGATGCTTCAGACGCGAAGCCGTACTTTTTGTATTGAATAGCCATTGTCTCTCCGTTTGCGTGGTACATTGATATGTACTGTTGCAATTTTGAGAGACGATATTGGCTAGAGCAGGACTACTGCAAATCCTGTGCAGCTTTCTACCAGATTCTTCAGGCGATGCTGCTCTGGTGTCATGTCACGGAAGTCGTTTACGTCCTCGGTGAGGACACTGGCGATAGCCAACGCACGACTTTCGGATACTCCCAGACCGGACCCCTTGAGAATATAATTGCTCAAGAACATCTGGATGCTTTGAACGCCTCGCCGGGCGGAATTTTGCAGATTCCGCATGAAGGTCTGGTAGTTCTGCTGGCTCATCCCTCTGCCGACCAGTGGTTCGACTACACTGATGGCCGCCTGCATGAGTTCGTCTGGGTCTTGAATTGTCATCAGCTGGCTGTAGGCTTCTTGCAACGCGCTGGTGGGGTTGCCTTGCTGCTGACTCAGATCGGTATGCGGGCGGCGTGGTGGCATTATCTAAGTCCGATTTTGAATCCGTGGGGCTTTACAATTTCTATCCAAGATTTTTGCTTGGCTGACAATGGAATGTACCACGGGATGGTATCTTGGTCTTTTTCGACGGTTTTCAGGCCGACTGTGGCCAAGCAGACGTCCGTGAACATCGCTTTGTCTTTGGAGTTTTCTTTGATGAAGGCTATGGCTGCGCTGCGCACTTCCCGCTCTTTGTGGTAGTAGTACAGGTTGAGAAAAGCGTAGTACAGTATTTTGAAGATGATCACTGTTATTTTCTAAAGATGGTGTTGGTTATGGCTAGCCCACCCATAATACCTAGGAATGCTGCACAGGCTTCATCGATCAGGCTGATTTTGGGATGCAGTCTTCCGGCTTTTCGGAGCTGCTGTGTTCTATATATGAAGCATCGGCGCTTGATGTAGTAATCGTTGCTGCGAATACCTGGGGGAGATAGCTCTATCTCAGCATTGATCTCGTGCCGGATTTCTTCGAGTTCGTCATATTCCATCGCGAGGATGGTATGTACTAGTGTATCCTCTCTGGAGTTGTTTATCCAGTAGTTAATACCATGGTGGTAATACTTGTGTTGGAAGCTCATGGCGGTGCCATATATGGGGTTTCTGTATGTTTGTGACAATCCATAATTTTCTGTAAATACATCTCTTCAATGCTGATACATATGGTGATTACTTATATAACCAAAGATATGATATCTTTTGGGAGATGCTGTGGCTACCGATCAAACAGCTTTTGCACTTGCTATTCAACTGGCTGTCGATACTCTGGGGTCTGATAAGGCTCTGGATGCGTTGGATGCTAAGGTGACTAGGATCGAGGAGTCTCTACAAGCCGCCTTCAGTAAACCTTTCACTATCTTCAGAAATGTCATAGGCGATATCCAGAAAAATCTTGGCAAGGTTTCCACGTCATTTGTAGACATGGACGCTACTAATACTAACATAAACAAAGTGGCATTAAAGTATGTTCAGAACCTGAATGATATTCAAGATAATACTGATACGCAGTTAACTAATTTCATAAAGCAGAATGAACAAATAGATGATATGTATAAAAAGCACAAGAATTTGCTGAAAATCCACGGAGAGGAACTAGATTCAGTAACCGATTTCAATAAGGTCCTGAAGGGGGTTATAGAAGGCGTGCGGCAGAAGAACCTTCGCCACGCCGAACAGAATCGATTGCTCGCTATCGATAATGACTCATTGAACGAGCAGGGCCATAATATTGATAGAAATAATAATAGATTAGATCGAACGCTACTACGGTGGGGGGCGATTACGGCAGCTATCGCCGGTGCTTGGCATATGATCAAGAATGCCGACTTAGCCAGTGAGCACTTTATTACCACAAATTACAGGGCATATGGTTCACAATCCGATCTAGTTCAGCAGACACGCCAATTGTCTATGGCATGGGGCGTGACTAATGAAAATGCCATAGAAGCTATCAAGACTCTTACTGATTTGCGGACTCCGCAGGATGAATTATTTAAACTATCTGAAATAGTTGCCAAGACCAACAGATTCACAGGAGCGTCTATCCCATCATTGGCTAACTTCACGCTTCAGATGCGACAGATGGGTAAAGGAGCTGCTGATACTGAACAACATCTAAAGTGGATGAGTCAGGCTATGCGGCGTATGGGTTTGGATACCAATGATGTCGAAAAAATCCTGGCGGGGGCCAGCATAAGTGCTACTGAATTGAGAATAGCGTTTGGAGGTTCTGACAGAGCTGTTGAAGGGTTCAATGAAATCAAAGCCGCTCTCATGGGCGTCAATAAGTCAATGGGGATGTCTACTGACATTGCAAATAATTTTATGAATACTTTGGCTGCTGATGATATAGCCAGAGCTAAATGGGGAAGTCTAGCTGGTATGCAGATCAATACAACAGATGACTTGTCAATGTCAATGATTAGAGCTGGAAAGGCTATACGTGATCAAGGTGCGGATATTGAAGGATTGAATAAAAAAGCCGCTGCTGGAAATGGATTTGCCAGAAAACAACTACAAGTCTTAGCCAATGTCTATACTAATGGTGATACTAGTGCTTTATTGATGGCAACTAGTGTCTCTAAAATGGCTGAAAAATTGAAACTTCAAGGCAACAATGCGGAAGATCTTCAAAAGATCTTCACCGCTTTGAAAAACGAAGCTATGGACCCGTTTTCAGAGGCTAATAATACATTAGTTGGTCAATTACGAATTTTGAATGAACGATTCGGTGCGATTATCGGAACAATTATCCAATTGGCATCGGATGCTCTTGTTCCATTCCTCAAGGCAATTAATTATGTGATAGGAGCAATAGTCGGGGTCGTGCAGGCTATCGGCACATGGATCGCCCAAATGGGGAAGTTGATCCCAGGTTTTGACTATTTCATTTCAGCTGTCAAATTCAGTGCTGGGTTAGTAATAGCACTTGGTGTAGGTATATTATTCTTAACCACGACCATAATTGGGTTGTTGATAGGTTTCGCAAGCCTTGGTCGGTTTGCGATAACGGCTATGAATGTCATGTCGCAGATGTCGACATTCATAGTAAACATGGCTACGGCCATTGGTAGAAGCATAGTCATTATTCTGTCTAGTATAGGCCAAGGTTTCGCATCGCTTGGCAGACAAATAGCCCCTGTCATTCTACCGATAATGGGGCTTGGTCTGGCGATGGTGCTGGTGGCCGGAGCGGCGTGGATCTTTGCTCAAGCGGTCATGGTTATCGCTTCGCAAGGTGCTGCTGCTATCCCTGCAGTGGTTGGTCTGACAATCGCCATCGGTGTGCTCGGGTTGGTGCTGGTGGGGTTGGGCATGTTGGCTCAGGGGCCAGTCGCCATAGGAATTTTGGCAGTTGGTGCTGGATTTATGATGGTAGGGGCTGCGGCTCTTATGATGGGAGCTGGATTATACTTGGGTGCTAGCTCGCTGAAGGCGATGGCGGAAGCCGCTGGACCGCTGTGGACGGCACTGCCATCGCTGGCTATGAGTATAATTGTGCTTGGCACTGCTGCTTACATCGGTGCTCCTGGTCTGTTCCTACTCGGGGGAGCCTTTTTGATAGTCGGTGCGGCGGCCCTGATGTTCGCTGGTGCAGTAAGCATCATCATGTCATCGATATCCGTTCTCGATCCGAAGTTCTTTGAAGGTATCGGGACAGCCTTTGTAAACGCAGCTAATCAAGTGGCTGCGTCTGCGTGGACGCTGGCTATTGCCGGTGTCGCGATGCTGGCGGCTTCTGTGCCGTTATTGGCGGGGGCTGTTTCGCTGGGTATAGCTGTAACCGCTCTGCTTGTTTCTTCGGCCATCTTGTGGGTGGCTGGTGCGGCGTTTGGCACTGGTTCCGCAATGATCAGTACCGGCATTAAGACGTTGTCAGACAGTTCTAAGACGATGTCGGAAACCGCCAGTAATCTGTTAAATGGAGCTATCGGGCTTGCCAACAGCATGCCTTTGTTGGCCGCCTTGGGTGGGACTATGATACCGGTTGGGCTGGCCGTGCTTGTGGGCAGTTTCGCTTTGAGTAGCGGTTTGGTGATGCTGGCGTCGGCTGCAGTCGCTATTTTGGCGTCTGGTACCAGTATCCAAACTGGAGGAGCCGCAATTTTAGCTGGTTTCCAGAGCATGAAAGAAGCCAGTGTCATGATGTCGCAGGCCAGCCATGATATGACCAGAGCGGCGCTGAGTGTGGCTCCGGCTATGGTTGTCCTGGTAGCTGTCGGTGTCGTGATGCTGTCAGCTGGATCGACAATAATGGTAGGAGCTTTGGGTCTGCTTGGTTGCGGTACTGTTTTTATGGCTGCCAGTTATTTGATTTCGGCTGGCTCTCAGCTTATGACTCCTGCTGTATCTGGATTAGCCGAAAGTTTTCAAAAGCTTTCAACCAACGCTGGGAATATGGTGGCTGGAGCTGCTGGGTTACTGGTCGCGTCGATCGATTTGCTTGCCGCTGGATATGCTATGATTCCGGCTTCGATGGCCATGTACTCTGGTTTATCGTGGATGGATTATGCCATAACGAAGTTTTCAAAGTCAGTTGATAATGTGAAGTCGGTAAGTGCCTCGATGGGCCTTATTGCTGCTTCATTCTTGCTTCTGAACACTATTCCAGCCAATGCCCTTGGCGATGTGGCCGATTCGACATTAGTCGGCCTTGGCAAGATGAACCAGATGTCATCTCAGCTGGCTATAGTTGGTGAAAAATTCGCTGCTAGTGCGAAACTGTTCAAGGACCCGGCCGATGAAATGTCTCTGGTCTTGAATAACCTGAGTGCTGCATTCAATGCATTCTCGACCGAATTGAAATTCGCCGATAATATTAAGAATATCGCATCAATGATCGATCAGTATGCTTCTCTGCTGGAGAAAGCTGCCGCCCGCATTGAAGTAGCAATTATGACGAAAGCTGTTCCAGCCATGCTCGCCGCAGAGCGGGCTGGTATAAAAGAAGCTGCTGTGCGCTCTGAAGCCATTACTACCGTTCAAGTGATGGATAAACGGGAAGGTGATGACAATCGTACTAATGATGGTCTGGCTATGGCCGCCAGAACTGTCGAGTTGTTAGAATCGCTGTGTGATAAAATTGACAATATGCAAGGCGGATCTAAATCCGAACTGAATGAAATTGTAAGTCTGTTGCAGACATACTTGCCAGCTATGTCTGATCGTGGCGATTCAGGGTTGTCCTCTCAAATGAATGGATGGTCATAATGCCTCCGGCCAATTTACCATATACTTCGATGGATACGAAATTATGCGAAGCTGTTGAGTTGAGCTTCCAAGAACCGTTATTCGGCAGTAATAAAGTCGAATTTCAATTTCCACCGAAAATGACGTCCGATAGCAGAAAGGGTTCGTGGAGCGAAGGCGACCTACGCGGGGTAGAACCAGTAGCCGAATATGAAACGTCTGGTCCGCGTGAGATGTCGTTGTCATGGACATATATCGTAGATGGCGGCAAGTGGACTACAACAAGAATCGCCCAGAATATCAGAAGAGTTCGTGGATATTTCGCACAGGTTAGAGCGTCTGGTGATTCTAGAAATCTTATATGTCGATTCAAAATGTGGTCAGTAGGGGGGTTACCATTGCAGGAAAATGGTTCGCCAGGTTTAAAAATCATGACTTGCTTCTTGAAGTCAGTAGATGTCAAGCATGGCGAGACAATCATAGTACCAGATTCAACATTTACCCCCGCTTTTCTGAATACTAGTGTAAAGACACAAGATGTTTCACAGGCTTTCTATCTAAGGACAGATGTTACGATAGATCTTAGACAATGGTCGATGGGTTCAAAAGATCAAGATCCAATAGTTAAAAAGAAAGACCTGGTACCTGTAGCTCCACCAGAATGGTATTAACATGGCCGACCTCGACCACTTCTCAAGATTCTCCAAAACTCCCCTCATGCTGCTGGATGGGAAGGAAGTGTATGGCCGGTGGGTACCCCCATCATATCTTCTGGAACGCCCTACCGATGATAAAATCAACTATTACAAGGTTACATCAGTAACCGAAGGTAAACCGCACCTAATAGCATATGAAGTATATGGCACAGAACTCTTGGATTGGGTAATTATAGCGTTTAATGACGTACGTGACCCATTGAACTGGCCGGAAGCCGGTACAATTATCATGTACCCCTCAGAAACCATTGTTCTACCAGAACTGTTCTGATGTCTGACAATATTCATCTGGCCTTATCCAAGTTTTTCACAGAACGCAGCAAGCCGCTCAATGAACGGTTTCCGGGCAGTTATAGGTCGTTAGTAGTAGAAACCAATGATCCATTATGCATGGGTCGTATACGATTCAAATGCCCAGAACTGCACGACCACTCCAATCTCGTAGAAGATTGCCCATGGGCCGTTCCGGCTACAGATTTGGGAGGACCTAATACCGGACGCTTTACACATCCATGCATTGGCGACTTCGTATGGATCACGTTTGAAAAACAACACCCATATGGACCCATTTGGACTGGATTTGCAACTCCCACCAGGCGTCGATTCTATACTCACGAGCAGATATCTCAAAAAACTCCCATTAGCTTAAACGATACTGGCAAGACTGATACCAAAGTAGTTGATTACGATACCGACTATCTGCCCAAAGATGGGCGGCCAATGGCACACGGTTGGCGGGATCGTTACGGAAACTGTGACATACACTCTTCTGTAGGATTCTTCCCTAAGGAACATAACGCCAAGCCGCCACCGGCTGACCACGACGCCGTACAAGGTTCAGCTTTTAATCAGCAGCAAACCAAGCCAGAGGTAAACTCGCCAGATAAGAAGTATATGGCTAGAGTTACCAAGTATGGCCAAATATCCATCCAATCTGACCAAGGGTACCAGTGGAAAAAAGACGGCGAATTCGGAGAGTTTGATGGAGATTATGCCAAAGATGAGCAGTTTGAAATAAAACGTTGGCTGTATCTCCAAAAGCTCCTCAACGAAGGCTCCCCTACCGGAGACAAACGGCGATACGAAGAAAAGACCCGCTACGGCCATCGGTTTGAGATGCGTGACACGGGCTGGGCACAGTCCGGCCCGATAGCCTCCAAGTCGCGAGCTGGCGAGTACGGCGAAGCGAGAACCCTTTCCAAGGAAGCTGTAAACGACTTTCGGTGGGTTAAATTGCGAACCAAGGGCGGCATGCTCATGCAGGCATGCGACAAGGGATTCGACCCGCAAAACGATGCCTATATCAAACGAAACCTCTTGGAAGAGTGCGGCGAAAAGAGCGAAATGGAGGATAAGTATTGGGGCGGTGACCGTGACGCTCGTTGGTATAGAGTATTCACCAGATATGGCATAAAACTAGTATTAGACGATCGTGGTAGCGACCAAATTGAAGCCCACAAGCGTGAAAGCCCGCGAGGCAACGGCTTCTTGATAAAGGGCCGCCGATCACCGGGGTCCGGTTTAAAGGATAGCACTGGCAACCCGCGTGGTTATCAGTTTGAATTCAATGAAAATGATGCTGCCAACCACACATCGTGGATGTCCCCATTGGGGCAGGTGATCGAAATAAACGATCGTTATCAGTATCTGATGATGACAGGCTCGCTTGGCAAGGGCTGGGTCCCTAAGTGGCGAGGTTTGGCCGAAAACGAATTCGTTCGCAAGCCGACCATGATCCGTGACCCAGAGATCTCCACACATCATCTCAAAATCGACCATCAGAACGAATATATCCGCTTTAAAACTCGAGGCGGTGGCGGGGCGGCTCCAGACGAAATAGTCAACCCTACTGGGATTGGTGCTGCCGAATTGAATCAGGGCGTGGAAGCTCGGGACGGGCAAAACGGGGCTGGCCCCTGGGTGGAAATTGTCGATTCACAGCATCGTGGGATGTGGTTCTCTAAAAAGGAACAGCTGGGGGTATGGCGTGGTAAAAAGGGTTCCAATATATTGCAATTATTGGACGACAAGACTAAGACGATAGTCATTTATAATGGTGGTGCTAATGGCACCATTCACATCTATTCCGCCAATGACTTGAAGATAACCAGCGGTGGAAGTTTGCAATTGCAGGCTGCCGAAAATATTACCATGCGAGCTAAATCTATTCGTATGCACTCTGAGGGCGGTGCTAAACTAACTGTTGCGAATGACGTTTCTACGAACGCCACGATTAAGGCCGATGTGGTTACAGCATTCTTGACAGGAGCCATGCCGGGTCCCGGAGCTGGAACGAATTCGCCTGGCGGTCAGGCGGTTAGCAAGCACAATCCCCCAACAATCCCAAGTATAATTGAACCCAATGATCGTGGTGAAACGTATAATGGGCCATTTGAAGAATGCCCAATAGAAGAAGTGGAACATTCGATTAGGAAGAACTAATGATTATTCGATTTCCGACCGGATTCTACAAAAATTCGATAGCCGCTAAGGCTGGTGAATCTGGCAATGTCACATATGTGATCAGTAATAGCGAACCCAAGCGAACAGACCTGTTATACCCAAAGATTCCATCTGGCATCGTCTACAGAAAGCGTCCAGCTAGAACGGTCGATAAGTTTGATCGTCGCCAACACCTGGGAGAGCTTGTCTATTCTGTTTCTAGGTCCTCACAGTCAGTGATTGGCAATGCCTCTAGACAATATGAGATAGGACAGATTCTAGAATTTGAAACGTCTGCCGCCAAGCAAATAACACCGATGCTGGTATCGGAAAAGACCGAAATCAGGCACGATACGAATCTGTTGGATTATACTGCTCTTGGTCTGTCTGCGGATGACACTGATAAGATCAATCAGTCGTCTATAACTGCCAATGAATCACTGACCAATCAGTTGAACGATCTGCGGCAGCTGCGGGCCAATGCTGAGGAGGAAATTTCAACTAATCAGAAGTTGATCAATGACACAGATAGAGCCATCAATGCTCTAACAGTCATCAAGGCTTCGACCGGTGATGCCTCATTGGGATTGCTTATTGCTAAATTGGTCGTCACCAAATCTACGGCTACTGCTGCTCGGGATGCGGCGATGGCCAGTGCTGATGCCTTGGCTGCTTCTGCCGCTACCATCACTGAAAAAATTCGAACGATTGCGACGGTTCTGCGATGAGTGCTATTGTCTTTGGGTTTAATCCGCCGTGGATTGGCGTTGGCACTCAAAACGTGATGTCTCGTCAGGAAGATGAGCGTCTCATCAAGAATGATATTCTGCAGTTGCTGTATACGGTGCCTGGCGAGCGAGTGATGCGGGCCACGTTTGGCGTGCATCTGCTCGATTTCGTTTTTGAACAGGGATCTGATTCGGATATTGTTGCTCTAGAGTCGGAAATAAGCACGAAGATTGCATTATATGATCCCAGAGTGATTGTAGATAGTGTGACTATCGAGAAGGATCTGGATAATAATGCTTTAGATGTCCGAATAGTAGTCAGAATGCGGAAAGATCCGCTGCGAGACATCGTGATCGAACAATCTATAAAGCAGAGGGCATAATGGCCGAACCACAAACACTGTTCGATTTGCCGACTCTCCCAGAAGAGTTTGGGATTGTATTGCCACCAGTCAATTTACGTCGGCTGGACTTTAGCGGTTTAGACTATACGACAGCCCGCAAGGCAATTATCGAATACATTATCACATATTTCCCGGATGATCATAACGACTTCATTGCCAGTAACGGTATCATGATGATTACCGAAATTGTGGCGGCGGTGGTCGGAAAGCTGTCGCTGCGTGGTGATATCTTGGGCGGTGAATCAACGTTACCAACCAGCAAGACCGAAGAGGCCGTAGTTAACCACCTGGCACTCATCAACCAGAGAATCAGACGGCAGACGCCAGCGGTGGTAGATGTTGAAGCAACGGTTGACCAGCCGCTGTTCACGGACTTGGAGATCGACGCTGGACTATCGTTCTCGATCGTCGGGACTGATAAGAAACCGATCGTGTATGAGATTTACAGAGCACCAGGCGACTGGACTGGTAAGATTGTAATACCAGCTAGTAAACGTGGTGTCATAGCGTACGGCATTGAAGGGCAATTTGCTGCTCCGGTTACTGTTACAAGTGGCGGTGGTGCCAACCAGCGGTTCACTATCGATGAACCGAACATCTTAGAACAGCCCATATTTGTCGATATTACTGTTGGGAATACTACCGAATCATGGCGTGTGATTACTGAACCGCTGGAACGCTTCGGTCCTACTGATAAAGTGGTCGAGGTGAACTTTATCGACACGCGGGCGGTGTTCAGATTTGGTGATGATATTACTGGTCAGGCACCGTTATCGGGGTCGACGATTACGTTCCGATTCCGGGTTGGCGGGGGTAGTCGTGGTAGAATTGGTATCGGCCAGATCGATGTCAATCGCCAGATAGTGCCGCTGCCTCCGGCCAATGCGGTGGCTACGGTCAACTTCCGAAATGTCACGTCTTCTATTGGTGGGACAAATAGGGAGAGCATCGATCAGGCTAAGCAACGTGCCCCTCGTGACTTTGCTACACAGCGTAGTATTGTTACCAACAACGATTATGCCCAGTTGGCTAGCACATTTTCTCATCCGGTGTTCGGCACTGTCAGCAAGGCTTTGGCTACTATTCGAACTAGCCGGAATGCGAATTTGGTGGAGGTGTATGTTCTGGCAGAGGGTGTTGGTAATATTCCTGTCAAGCCCAATGCTGGGCTGAAGTTGGGGTTGGCCACATATTTCAGCGATCTGAATGTTGCCACTGACTATGTGGATATCCTGGATGGGGCTATTAAGCCTGTCGATCTGGATATGAACATTATCGTCAATCGCAACTCTGACGTGACTATTGTGAAGGAGAATGCTGAGGCAGCTTTGACGGCGTTTTTTGACACTGCCAAGTGGAATATGGGGCAACCGTTGTATCTGTCTAATTTGATTGATGTTATTAATTCTATTGATGGAGTGTCTTATGTAGATATTTTTTCACCGAATGACAATATACTTCCAACCAATGCGATAAGTGTTGAGGGATCGGCTGGCATTGGGTTCAATGAAGTGATTGTAGAAGGTAGTAGAAAGACTGGTTACTACTATGAGCGAAATCCTCCACCAGCCGGGGCCAAGGGGTGATTGGACCGATAAGGTCTGGGGTCGCACTAAGAGTTTGGTGAATACGATCTTCTATTCCAAGCATATGCTTGAGACGGAGACCGGCGGATATTGTTCTCTGCACTATCATACAGCTCGTGCGAATAGATTTAGATTGATTTCAGGTAGTGTGCAGATTGTTGCTCTGTACGGGCCGGTTGTTAGTCGTGTTATGCTGTCGGACGAGGGTGAATGGGCCGATGTGCCGTCATTTGTCCCACATATGTTTATTGTGTATGAAGGTGGGGAGATGCTTGAAGAATATTTTCCAGATCGCGGCGGGCATGTACGGGATAGTGATATAGTGCGAATGTTTGAGGGTGGTAAGCTGCCAGTCGAGGACTTGCGATTTTTACCCGCCAAACTGTATAATAAAATCAACTGCAAAATCTGCTTTTCACCATGTGCAGACTATAATGCTTGAAACCAGTGCGATCGTTAGGATCTGGTTGCTTATTTTCGATAACAAGCAGGTTTATTCGTTTACCGATCATAAGAAATTGAAGGCTGCTGTTATTGGATACATTCATTCATATTATGAGAACTCTATAGATAAAGTTATTTTCCAGTCTAGGAAATTGCTGGATCAATTGGACGAGTACAAGGAACTTACGTTCGTTCCTGTTCGATTTGATAAGTTAAATTTCTTTATTTGCAAATGGGATATAGATAATACACACGTTTTGCATCAGATATTGACGCAGTGCGAAAGTGCTATCGATAATCCAGAGCTTAAGGCATCTATTCAAAAGCTGTTTACTCTAGATCACTAATGAGTTCGTTTTTCATGTCTTTTACGATTCTGGCAGCGATCGCGGTTGCGTCGTACATATGTCCGCGAATGTAGACAAGGGGGCGTGCTTCGTCGGGGTGGATCGCTATTGCGACAGCGACTGTTATTCCTTCCCGTTGGCATGCTTCACTAAATCCATTCATGACTGCTTGAAATCGCTCATCAAATATGTTCTTGGCAATATTTTCTGGGGCAGCGATTTCGTCCCCTGTGGTACCTGGTTCCATATCAGCTCGTAGGGTTTGCATTTTGTCATCCGCATCTGTGGTTTGTATTGACGAAGGCATGCAAGCCACATATGACGAATGCGTGATGACGTTGTGGGATCTCTGCTCTGATGCATATTTACGCCACAATTATAAGTTGACATTTCCTGCTGGTACCGATCCGACCAAGACATACCAGTGGAGATATTTGGCGGCGTTCCATCGCAAAATTCAAGAGTGGGATTTGACGCACGACGAGACAGTTCAATTGATCAATATCATCGCTGATTACGCTAGTCAGACGCATGCGATCAAGAAAGGACTGGCGATTTTCAATCAGACGAATATTGTAGAGATGTGCAATGCCAAGCTCAAGCAGAATAAAACGTCCGGTCGACAGGTATTAGATACGTTGAAGCAGACGTTCACGTGGCTACAATCGCAAATAGATGGTAATCCTTTAAGAACTTTACTGTACAAGAAAAATTCGGCGGCATTCTCAAATATTGTCTGCTGGTACGAAGCCCATAAGATCACGCCACTCTACCTGTCCGTCTCCAAAATGTGCGGGCAGGCCATGCGGAAATTAGAAGAAACCGATCCGCACGAACGCAGCCTGTTGCCGTCACAGGTTGTGCTCTACAAGTCTCGAACCAACTTTCTCCAAGACCCCGTGAATCATGAACAGGCCAAGTGCATACTTGGTGCTGACTGGAAAGAACCATGCCTGTTACGACCGTGACCCGTACCAAAACTGAACTCGTCAACGTCAATGTCGTCGAGCAATACTTCGGATCATTCGCCGATGATCAGTATTTCCGTTTAGACCAAGAGTTCCTGGCTGGCTTTCGCGGCAAAAAGCCGAACTTCGGATTCAACGGCCTGGGCGAATTCACGTTCTACCGCACATACTCGCGGATGAAAGAAGACGGGACCAAAGAGTCGTTCACAGACACTATCACACGTGTCGTCGAAGGCTGCTACGAGATTCAACGTCGTCACTGCCGCCGCCTGCACATTCCGTGGAACTACGAAAAGGCTCTGGTATCCGCCCGCGAAATGTTTCAAAGGATGTGGGATTTCAAATTCCTGCCTCCCGGTCGCGGGCTGTGGATGATGGGTACCAAGTTCATGTGGGAACGGGGGTCTGCCGCCCTCAACAACTGCGCATTCGTCTCGACCGATGATAACATCGAATCAGATCCGGCTGAGCCGTTCTGCTTCCTGATGGACATGTCCATGTTGGGAGTCGGTGTCGGCTTCGATACGAAGGGTGCTGGATGCGTCCGCGTATCGAAACCAAATCAATCCATTATCCGTGAGTACGTCGTCAACGACTCTCGCGAAGGATGGGTTGATAGTCTGCGACAGCTGATTCACTCATATACCATCAAAACCGCTGACGGAATCGTCTCATTCATCTATGACGATATTCGGAAAGCTGGTAGTCCGATTAACGGATTCGGAGGTAAGGCTAGCGGCCCCTCGATCCTCATCGAACTGCACGAACTCGTCCGTGCTCACCTCGAGAAACGCATCGGTACCACGCTCAGCAGCGTGGACATCACCGACCTCATGAATTATATCGGACGATGTGTGGTGGCTGGGAATGTCCGCAGAACAGCAGAGATTGCCTTCGGTGATCCGCATGATGCTGACTATCGTTCGATGAAGAATCCCACCAAAACTCTGCTCCCGGAAGACCTGAAGGAGTGGTACGACGTAACCAATCGGCTGTATGGGGAGAAGCGGTATTCAGCAGTCACGACGGACTTCGAAAATATTCCGCTGTTCCGATTGCAGCCAGCCATCCACACATGGAATGCTCTGAACCATCACAGATGGGCTTCGAATAATTCCGTTTTCGCGTACGTCGGAATGGATTATAAAGAGTCGGCTGCTCAGATCGCTGTGAACGGTGAACCAGGATTTATCTGGTTGGATAACGTCCGCGATTATGGACGTATGATTGACGGTCGACAACCGGGCATCGATGGGCGTGTGAAGGGCGGTAATCCGTGCCTCGAACAGTCTCTCGAGTCATACGAACTTTGCAATCTCTGTGAAACGTTCCCAGCGAATCATGAGGATGCCGCTGACTACATGCGGACTCTGAAGTTCGCATATCTCTACGCCAAGACTGTTACGCTACTGCCTACGCACAATTCCAGGTCGAATCAGGTGATGCTCCGCAATCGCCGGATTGGTCTGAGCCAGTCTGGTATTGTACAAGCATTCTCTAAGTTCGGGCGTCGGGTTGTGCTTCGGGATTTCTGTGATGCCGGGTACAATGAGGTTCGTCGGTGGGATCAGATTTATGCTGAATGGCTGTGCGTGCAGAAGTCGATCAAGATGACCTCCGTGAAGCCCAGCGGAACGGTTTCTCTGGTCGTCGGAGCCACGCCGGGCATCCACTACCCAGAAGCGGCCACGTACTGGCGACGTGTCTGTGTGTCAAGCGACAGCATCCTCGTCAGCATCATGCGTGAAGCCGGGTACCACATCGAGCCTAAGATCAGTGATCCTGCTACGATGGTCATCAAGTTCGCTGTTCACGATCCGCGTGTGAAGCCGATCGGATCAGTTTCTATCTGGGAGCAGACGGCCAACGTCATTGATTATCAGTCGGTGTGGGCTGATAATCAAGTCAGCTGCACTATTCAATTCAGGCAGCGTGAAATCCCAGAACTGGAAGCGCTGTTGGAATATAGTGAAGATAAATTGAAGGGTCTGAGTCTGCTTCCGCATAGTGAGCATGGATATCAACAGGCTCCATACGAAGAATGCACACTCGCGGAAGTCGAGGAATATAACTCGAAACTGAAGCCGACAGATTACTCTCAATACATCGCTGAAGCTATCGGCTCCAAATATTGCGATAATGATCAATGTACGATTTAGACGTATTGGAATGGATACACATTCCAATTAAAGGACGTATATGCGGGCGATAATCGCAGACAACAACTGGATTTACTTCGAAAACATCACTCCAGTTGAAGAAGATGCGATTTGGCATTCCTTCAGCGTCTCCAAACCCAACGTATACCTCTCAGAAAATCAGAGAGGTGATTGGGATGGTGTGTTTCGAAAGTATAATCGGGCCAAGAAACGTATGGCTCGTCCGTTACTGTCTATGCTCAGGGGAGTTTGTGAGAAACGCAATCTTCCACTAGTAGTAGTTGATAATAGGGACCAGTGGGAATACCCAGTACTGTCTCCCGAAGAGGTGAATGCTGACTTTCTTCCCAACATCACGCTTGGTGAGGATCAAGTCGCCGCTATTCGGAAAGGCATAACTACGGAATGCATGATTTTCGATATCCCAACCGGCGGCGGGAAAACGGAAATTTTGTGTGGCTTATGTAAAGCCATCGAATGCCCTACATTGATCATCGCTGATCAGACAGTGGTTATTGATCAGATCAAAAGCCGCCTGGAACTGCGAGACGTGGGTGGTGAAATCGGCATGTTCTATGCCGGAAAACGCCCCAACGGCGAAATGGTCATAGTTGGTTCTATTCAGTCTTTGAGCACTCCTACTAAAGTGCCTGAAGAGCCTATGCGAACTGCTAAAGATACGGATGCTACGTATCGGAGGAAACTGAAGAATTGGGAATCGCGATTGGTCGGTTTCAAAACCAGAAAGAAGAATGCTAAGGTTCTTCAGGAATATGCTAGGAAAGCCGAGATGGTGATAGTCGATGAGTGCGATAAGTGCTCATCGAAATTGTATAAAAATATGTTCAGGTTTTTATATTCTGGTAGGAGACGATACGGATTTTCGGGGACGCCTCTAGACGAATCCAAGCCCGTTGAGGGTATGGATATGCAAGAGATGCTAGGATCGATTGGGTTTAGCGTCGATCGGGAATATTTGCAAGATGCCAAACGAATCATCGAATTCGAATACTATATGTTGGCATTTGGGCTACAGGGAAGTCGGTCGGATGCGTCCACATATGACATTGCATATTCTGAATGGATAACGCAGAATCCTAACTTCCATGGCTTGGTGGCCCAGCTTTGTCAAAAATCAAAACGTTGTGAGTCGGATGGCGTTTTGATTCTGGTTGATAGAGAGGAACTTGGGCACAATTTAGAGACAGCTGTTGCTAGTACTGGGTTGCGGTGCGCTTTTATCTTCGGCAAAACGCCCAAACGTCGCCGCACGGAGATCTTGCGTGCTTTTGAGCGGCGAGAGCTGGATGTACTTATAGGGGGTAAGATTATTAATCGCGGCCTGGATTTGTCTGGTGGATGTGAGACACTTATAATCGCAACTGGGGGGAAGCTCAGATCTGACTTTATCCAGAAGATTGGCCGAGCTGTTCGGCACAACAAACGTGGTAAAAGTCGGGTATATGATTTCTTCTTCATGTGCAATAAGTACCTTTACCAGCACTCTAGGGCACGACTGGATGTCGTTCTAACGACGAAATGCAAATCACTTGTTGTGTTTCCCGGTGGTAAAATTGATGGTGCACAACTTAAACACTCCAGATACAGAATCAGTGCCAAGTATCTTACAGGCACCCGCTGAACTTATATTAGCAGATGCTGAAACGCCAGCCGAGGTAGCACCGCCAGCAGAACCAATTCCACTACGAAGACTGTACTTTATAAATGAGATTGTGGAGTGGGCACTAACCAAGTATATCTGGACTGGTTGCACCAAAGTCGAATTGCGTGACACTATCATGTCTCACGCTTCTGAATTGATTAGGCAGATAATTCGAAAACAGGGCCTGCATACCATATATCCAGGCCAGGAAGAATCGGCATTCGGCGACCTGTTGCAAACAGCATGGTGCCAAATCGAGAGAGTGCTCTACAAATATCGGGCACGCCCTCACTGCCGTAAGTGCTTTAATCCTGATCGCCCATCCGATTCATTGCTATATTCGCCAGGCGACAAGGAATATGGCATCAAAACGATGGCGGAAGTCATCGAAATGCATAAAGAGTGTCCTAAGTGTCGCACAAAGTTACTCGCCGAGCCAATCGTAGAGCCATTCCAAGGCGGATATGGCGGGTCTGAAACGATCATATATCGTGGGATGTCCAAAGTTTTCAATATGTGGAGCCAAATTGCTAGAACTGTAATTTTAGCGTATATCAAGAAGGAAGGCCGTGATCGCAAAAATTCTTCATCATACGTCACACATCTCGGTAATAAGACACGTCCGCTAAGTGGCATCATGACGAGGTTTTTCGCGGAAGTGCGGCAGGTCTGGCAATACCACGATGATTATTTGAAGATTATTGACGCCCTGGAGTGGCTTGCCCAAAACGATGATAAGGCATATGACGGTACTATTGGGAAGCTGGTAGAACGCACTGGCTTGTCAAGATCTATTATAACCACATTCATGACTCTAACTAAGTTGCGTAGTTTGGAATTGTCAGATTCCAACGTGAGCAGTAACATTAGTGATTATAAAGTTGATCGCCGCAAAGGTGGTAGTGCCGAATTTGAAGACGAACCATAATTTTACCAAATATATTACAAGGGGAAAATTATGAGTGATAAACTACTAGAAGAAGTTCTTCAAAAAATCGACGCCAAGACCATTACATGCGAAGACTTCAATAGGCTCATAGCCGAGACGACTCCGGAATCTATTCGAGACCGTATCCGGCGGCGAACCATTAAGAATGAAACCGATTCACACCAAGACGAAGACGGTCATCAGCAATTACAGCTCCCGTCATTTAACAGACGGGTAATGCCGAAACGCAAACCAGAACATCAGCAAAGCCATGGACGGGCCAAGCTTGCTCACCGACACTCAGCCAAAACGCAAGAGAAGACCATGTCAGCCTCTTTAAGTGAGGCTCTGGAATTTGTCATAGCGAATGTTAACAAGCCGATCTCTGAATCATTGATCAAGCCGTATAACCAAACCGATCTTCGCAAAGTCATCACTACGATGATGCTCAAGAGCAGTGTGAATCGCGATTGGTTGTATGAACTCCTCAAGTGCGTGGACAATGCCAACAGATGATGACGACGATATTGCTGATCTGCTCCGCAATTATAACGAAGTGGTGGAAGAACCGCCAGTAGACGGAGAGCCTATAGTTGAAGACGAATACGTCGGCGATGAAGTAGACGTCGATGAAGCTCTTCGAGACATAATGGATCATCTAAACCAAGAAGAAGAGTCCGAAAAGAATAAATTGGAGACTGTCGGGTTCACTGGGTCCGCCTCTGAAGCTCCTCTGGCTGCTGATCTGGTTATCAAAGAAACCAGGCAGATCAAGGCTAGCTTGGATGATGACATCCCAGAAGATGAGACATTAGCACCACAGGACCCGCTGGTAGACATTCGCAGACAGTTTGAGCGAATGGAGGCAATTTCGTCCGAGGTGGTTGACTCGTCTAGATCAGACCGCAACGAAACTCAGGGCGTAATAGGGGTCCTGCGTGGTGAAATAGATAAGGCTATTGCCGCTGGTCAAACACCGGCCAGAGTAAATGTAGAATTTCTGGTAAAAGCCCTAGAGGTGAAGACATCTATAAATACCAATCTTATCAAGATTATTGATGCTACTGCTAAGATGTTAGCTTCTACCAAGGCTAGTACCATACTCCAGACAAATGTTGAAGTAACTAATAATAATAGTGCTGAGTTACAAAAAGCTCTAGACGAGCCTCTTGGGCCTAATGATAGTTGGTAAAATGACTTCCAGCCAACGTGCGATCATTCAGAAGTGCCGGAAATCAGTAACATGGTTTCTACGGCAAATGGGAAAGATTAAGCACCCAGGTGCTGGTATCGTAGATTTCGACCCATTTTCGTATCAAAGAAAAGCCTTAGAAGCATTCCGAAAATATCGTTTCAATATTTTCCGAAAATGCCGTCAGTCAGGTATTTCTAAGATTAGTGGAGCATTCGCGCTGTGGTTTGCGATGTTCCACAATAATAAAACAATCTTAATTGTATCACGTACCGACGAAGACGCGATGGGGTTCTTACGGGAACAGATTATATTTCTGTTCCAGCACTTGCCAAAATGGATACAAGAATTATACACTCCTACTAAACTAAATGAACACGAGATCGTTTTCCCAAACGGTTCCAGAATCAAGTCGCTTACCAGCCACCCTGACGTTTTACGATCAAACGCTTCCTCACTGAATATTATTGACGAAGCCGCATTCATCCAACATATGGACGTACTGTGGGCAGGCGGATGGAGTACTTTACAGCATGGTGGTAACATAATTGTCATCAGCACGTGTGTACATCCTAATACAATGATCTTAACTGATGAAGGTTTTACCACGGTAGGCGATCTAGCCCCTGATAAGTATGATGGACTGGATGATGGATATTATCATAAAGAAGTAATTGGAAACATAGTAGCTCCGTCTGGTGAGATTGTAAATTACACTAAATTCTATAAACGAGATCCAGAGCCGACGAAGAACATCATTACAAAATTGGGGTACGAACTAGAGGCTTCAACTCGCCATCGTATCAACACAATTGATGGCTATAAGTTTGTCCATGAGCTTCAAATTGGTGACATTATACCAATCAGGCGAGGAACAAATATTTTCGGTAATAAGGACTTTCTTGGATTTAGTGATACAGGATGGGTTAGTGATACAGAACGTAATCATCATACCCGACTAGATATCGAATATATAACTGAAGAATTAGCGTACTTGTTGGGTGGGTTGACTGCTGAAGGCAGTATATCTGATACGTATACTACATTTGTTAATGGTGACATAAAATTTAGAAATAAATTTATAAATAATACAATAGGGTTAATATGGAACAATGAGGATCGAGAAACGCATATTAGGTGCTGTAGTACTAGATTTGTTAGATTTTTGAAATGGTTTGGTTTTGAACGCTGTCGAGCTTGGGACAAAACTATTCCAAGACGATTGTGGTCATGTTCAAAACCAATTATCGCAGCGTATCTGCGAGGTTTGTTTGATGGTGATGGACATAGTCGTACTAGAGACGGTGAAATTGGCTATACATCTACTTCGAGGCAGTTAATAAAACAAGTTCGACTATTTTTATTAAATTTTGGAATAATGTGTCGTGAAGAATATCATCCAGCGTATGTTAAAACATTTAATTTGAACGATAGAGAATACGAATCTGATTGCCGTGAATCGTGGACTCTGATTATAAGATCTGGAGAAGCTTGTAAATTTTACGATTTGATCGGTTTCGATTTAGATCGTAAAACGTATAATTCAAACAATTGTCGGAATTCTATCGAATATATTCCAGACGCACATTTAGCCAT